ACTGTTGGATTGCTTTTCATTATGTTTTTGATGTTGTTTAAATTCATGTTTTCACTTTCAATAACCGTTTGATATGTGCATCCTGGGAAATCGTTTGCGTTTGGGTGTACATAATCGTTTATTGAAAGATTGATGTGGGCAAGTCCTTGCAGCTCGGTGCTATATCCCGCTGTATTTATGCTAGCAAACACATTGTTACCTTCTCTTTTAAAAATGTCGACAAGATTTTTAACGTGTTTCGGATAAAGCCCCGGTTCTCCTCCGGTAATTGTAAGCCTTGCGTTTGGGTGTTCTTTTAATACACTCTGTAAGGCTTTGATTTGCGCTTGTGCGTCAAACTGTCCTTTCATTGGATGCTTTCTCTCCATACAAAACGGGCAGTTATACGGACATTCTTGTGTCATAACAACCTGAACGTTGATTCTTTCATATAGTGGTCGTCCGAGAGAGGTTTTTCTTTTTCTGTTTTCAAGACGATATTTTAAATCTTCTTCCATCTGATTTTTAATGTAGTCGTAGTCTGGTATTTCTGGTATAAAATTTAGCTTTCTACTCATTATTTGTCCATCTCTTTCTTTTTTCACTCGTTAAGTTGGGCTGCTTTAGTGTATCAAGGATTGCAGTGAGAAGTTCAGGGTAGTGCTTTTCTATGTCCTGAAGCTTTGTGGTTTTGAGTGTTTTTCTTCTGCTTGCAATTCCCTGTGCCTTTTGCAGGCACTCTATTATCCGGTATCTTTGCTCATATATCATGTATGGGCAGTTATTTGTTCCGGCTCTTTCAGCTTCGCAGATAAGATGGGGCAAATCATCTCGCAACTCATAAAGAGCTGCGGCTATAATCGATGGCAGTCCGTCCAAAATCATAGCCAGTCGGAATATCATTGGGTCTGTGATTTTGTTTTCTGGTTTTTTACCGCATCTCTTCTCGTGCTCTACAGCTTCTTCCTTTGTCGGAAATGTCTTGTTGCATTAATCACACTGCCATGTTTGTCTCATTATTTATCACCTCTCTCTCATCCTTTCCAGTGCGGCTTCGGCTTCCTCTCTGGCGAGAAATACGGTTTTGTTGATTCCGGAAAAGTCAATTTCGTACCCCTTCCAATGGTCAAACATTCTGTCTGTGTGTGTAGAAATCTTCCAATGCCCACTTGTCCAGTTATGAAAAGAATCTACTTCTGTTTCTTTCACACAACCATTCTCAACAAAGAAAACTTTATCGTGCAACTTACACGGCAGCACAACACATCTTCCTTCCCTGTCCGCTTCCACCAGCTCGTTCAGTCGTTCAAGGTCGTAGTCATCGCCGAGGATGTTTTCGATTTCTTGAAGCCTATAAACGGCATTGTATGCTTCACCTAATACATCCCATCGTGTTTTGAGATTTGTTATTCGTTTCATATTTAATCTTCCTTTCTCGAATTTGTTGCAAGTCCATGACGATTTACTTTAATCGCCCCACTGTTCTGCCATGGCTTTTGCAATTCCAGGAAAAGTCTTGCTTCTTGCTTTTGTCCGTTCTTCTTTCGGAAGGCGTATTGTTTCCATGTGCCATTTGCTGTCTGTTTTTCTTCCGTTTTTATAATATACAATTTGAGGTTCAAATTGTATAACGTACTTTAACTGAGGAAGCCCTTTCAACCAAAGGCAAGTCGCTTTCCTTTCACAATTTTCATCATTCTGATATTTTGAAAAGTAATATGGATGAATCGTTTGATTTGGCTTCCTAAAGCGTGAACTCATATACCCAATAGGGTTTTCAATAGCAATTCTAGGGCAATTTGCATTTGCAAATTGCATAAAAAATTTCGCGGCTTCTTCTCGCAATCGCTTTCTCTCTGCGGCTTTTTCTCCATACCTTTCTTCGTTAAACCACCTGTTACCTGTTACTGTCAGGTAAGTACAAGGCGGATGCGCTATCAATAAATCCCATTCTCCTTTGATTTCGTGATTTGTGCCGTCTATTGTTATAAAACTGCAATTTCCATCAATCAGCGGCAAAACATTTCCTTGAATGTGCCACTCTGGATGCCCCCCCGAACACTCCTGTATATCGCAGCTGTATGCTTCATGTCCTTTTTCTCTGAACGCCTTACATACTTCCTGCGATTCTTCGCAAGCAATTAAAACTTTCATCATTATTCCTCCTTGTCGTGAATGTTGTATAACACTTTGCAATTTTCTGGTTCAGTGTATACTCCGCAATCGCAATCATAATTTGCAAACGGAAAAAAACCGGAATAGTTATTAACCCACACAACTTCTACAATCGGAGAATCGTATCCAGCAGGTCCAGCGGCGTCCCACCATCCGTCAGATATATCTAAAACATCACCCTCAAAAATCTTAACTCCGTTTTTGTCAGTCACCCCTGTGTATTGACATACGGTTTCGGGGTCAACATTATAACATCCTCCGTTGTCATCTGGGTCAACAGGTGGAACATGAATATACCAGCAAGAACCATTTCCGATTTGTACAGCAGATGGATGTCTAACAATGTAACCCTCTACCCATTCTCCGTTGTCAATTCTTTTCGCTTTAAATAAAATTTCTCTCATTGTTATTCCTCCTTGTTTTTGTATTTTAGCCACACACTTTCCTTCCCTATCTGCCTGCACAAGCTCTTTCAGGTGTTCGAGGTCGTAGTCATCGCCA